CAGTATATGTAATAGTTAATGTAGTATTCGATGGAGCTTGACCATAAGTTCTAGTATATAAAAAATTCGATGGATCGATATTAACATCAACCGATCTACGTAAAGCTGACAATCCATTTCCTACATTGGTTGGATTTGGAACTAATTCTTCATCATTATTATCTGATATACCTGCTCCGAATTGCAATTCTAAACGATTATCACTTCTTAAACGAGTTATAAAACGTTTAGCTGTCTTTTTTAATTTTAATAAACTAGGAGACGATGATCGATATATCGATAAATCCGGATCATTCTCTGCTAAATTAGGTATAGATTCGAAAATTGTATCTTGTGCTAAATACGGAACTTCATACCAGTTGTCACCATCTGATTCTGTTACTGAAATAATTTCTATTATATTTGTTTCTGGTAAAACTATTTTATCATATGCTACTGGCGCATTAAATGTAAATGTTGCTGTTTTTACATCTCCAGATACTGCCGGCGCTTGTTTCTTTAATAAATAATATGTAGGTTGTAATGTGCTAGGATCACTTTCATATACTGTTATTTCAGTGGGGTTAAAAGATGAAGAGAATCCAAAATCTATACTATCTAATGTTCTAAAAATTGAAGTGCCAGCTGCTTGTTTTATTCGCATACCAGGCTTAATAGATAGTGCATAATTAAAATCCGGTCTTATTGATGCGCCCGAGCCGATTGCTGGAACAATTTGAAATATATCTAATGTAACATGTGCTGGAACTACATTTAATGGTCTATATCCTAATGCTCGAGCAATATCATATATATTACTACGTTCTGATGCTTGTTCTAATAATGATTCTTTTAAATTAGTATCAGCATAAAATGATAATACATCTCCAACATATGCTGCCATTTCTATAAACAAACTTCCAGGAGAAGATTCATTAAAATCAGTATATGTTGACGGAAAGTATTGTTTGCTAAAGTCAATTAAATTTTTTTTAAATTGACTAAAATCTTTACCTAAATATGAAACATCTTTTTTAGTTTCCATTATAATCCTTAAAGTTCATTAACTAATAATGTGCCATCTTCATTTGCAGAAATTTGTAGACTACTAGTATTAATATTATCGATTGTAAAATTTATTGTTACAGTAACTAGATGATCTAATGTAGGATCATCTTCTAATGTAACAACATCAATACGTTCAATTGTTATATATGATAAAAATTTATTTACCTGAGGTATAATAAAATCCTCAATTTGCTTTTTGATATCATTAGTTATTGGCTGAAAAATTACATTTAATAAAAATGTTCCATACTCTGGAAATCCATATCGTTCACCAACGCGCGTTAATAATAATGTTTTTAAATTTAAAATAGCTTGTGCATTAGTTGTATATACTGGCGTAAAAACTCCATTATTAGCTTGATATGAAATACCTAAAGCTACATTTTTTGTTGTTTGATTTTCAACTGATATGAGTTTATATGCCATATTATCCTTATATACCTTTTTTCTTATTCATTGCGTTCATTAATGAAGAATAATCACGTGTCATGGCTTGTTGAACTTCAACAGGAACTTCAAATGTTTTACCAGTTTCTGGATCTTCCATTATTTTAGGTGCTGCAGGTGCCATTCCTAAAGATTCTTTCATAGATTGACGCATCATACCAAAATTAACAGCATCTTTAGATGTCATTCGAATTTCATCCATACCCTCATTCATTATATCAGCAAAACTATTCATTACATTTGGACCTTGCTCTACAATAGGTTCTGTTTCATTTAAAACCGAAGCCCAACGATTTTCGGAGAATTGCACCGTCTTACGTTTCGGTGCTGCAGGCGTAGCCGGCGCTTGTCGTTGTGTCTGTGGCTGTTTCATTTCCATAATAGTAGATTGTAATCCTTCGCGAAGAATTTCTGTTAATTCTTCTTTTATAACCTCACGTACGGCTACTTTTAGTGCTTTTACAAGTGTTTTTGAATCCATATGATACTTTATTAATAAATATTAGTACTAGTAGTTTATGCCCTCATTCCATTCAGAATCAGATGGTTTTGGACCATATATAATTTTTGCTCGTCGATTTATTGCATAATCTCCAGCTTTACCTATAGAATTATCAGGTCGACCTACAACTAATATTACAGTGCTAGGAGCCTCTAATAAATCAGTTAATGAACGTTGTTGATCAATTAGTGCTTGTAAGGCATCTGCTCTAGATTGTATATCATCTTCTGATACATTAACATCTTGATAAAAACGTGATTCGGAAATCGCCACGCCTTCTACTTCAACAGCCGTTTGTTGTATTTGTGCAATAGCTGCTTGCGTATATGCATTTATTGGTAATTCTTCATTAACACAAATTTGCGAAATTATATTAATAGCAGGAGCGATGATAACAGATGATGTAGCAACTGATGCAGTAATTAAAGCTAATATTGGTGCAAACTTTTTAATTACTGATTTTATTGTTGCAAATAATTCTTTTTGAAAATTAATAGTTTCAGAATCTACTGCAATCAACGGTTGTGGAATTGCCAAACGAAATGCAACATATGCAGCACCGGCAGATGCAACAACTGATAATATTGCAGTTGCTATATTCAGCCAACTTAAATATTTAAGTAATTCTTGAATATAAAATGACAATTTAGTTAATAAATTTTTTAATCTAACTACCCTAGGATCTGAACAACTAATACGATTAGGAAGCTGTACTGATTCTTTTGAAATATCTAATGCAACGTCTGTTATTTTCGTTTGTATTTTTTGGAATACACGTTCTATTTTAGAAATTGCGGTTGGAATTTTTTCAATTATTAGATCAAACGGTGGTGCTACTGCCATATTAATTTTTCTTTATAAAATATTTGTTACTATTTAATTCAGCAATAAGTGTAGCTGCTTCTGTTAATTCCGGGATACCAATTGGCACCCCAGGCCCGCCAGCACCAGTAGTACCAAGTTGAATTGCAGCTATTAATTTATTTAATATTTGTAATAACACAGTACCATGCGGTAAAGGCTCATTTGCATCATCTGCACCAATTTTTACTGTTTCATTAGTATTTAAAATAATACCACGTTCAGCATCAATAACTGCAATATCTTTTTTAGCACGTAAAATAATTCTGTCACCTATTGCAACAAATTGTGACCCAGCAAAATTATTATTAACAGTTAATGATCTAGATAGTTTTAATGTAGTTAATTGTTGATTACTAGTTAAATATAACGATGATGAATCTCGTTCAATATCTTCAACAACAAATTCTTTTCCAGACAAATTAGTATGTCCATTTGATAATATAATTATAGGATCATATGTTAAATTTTGAGTAAACCACGTAGGATTTTTATGATAATAGCCAGCAGGAATATTATTGGTATCAACACTATTACCAAATCGAATACTATTACCAAAGCGACCTTCAATTAAAAAATCACCTTCATATGGCTGTAATGGAGATATTGACTGTTTCGTAAATGTTTTACCTGGTTTTACATTATCAATTTCTTCTTGATTTGCACTATTAGATAATCCAGGCAACATGTTTTCATTCATTGAAGATTGAATATCAATAGATGAAACATAATACCAAGCTTCTCTCCATCTATTAGTTGTAGATTCTTGATTAAATGTTTTATAAATTAAAACAAATTCGCCAATTAATGGAATTTGTTTCATGTTTATATTTGCTGGCTTAGCAATATATGTTCTATCATTAAAATATGAACTACATGATCTTACTTTTAATGCAAAAAGTTTATTAGTAGTAGAATCTGGTTCCGTTTCTGGAATCCATTGGTATGTATAATCATATTCTAATACTTCAGCAACATCCCATTCAATTCGCTTAGACATTTAAATCCTTTGTTTGATCTAATTTTTCTTTAGTTTGTCGAATGCGTTCATTTAATGCTACATCTTCTTTATCAAAAACATCTAATTCATCAGACAACTCGTCAGAAAGTGTTTGTTCTGCAACACGAAGTAATTGTTGTTTTTCTTCATCGCTTAATAAACTATCCGCTCCAGTAATAGTTTGTTTAGTTGAAATATAACGTTGAACGATTGCCGTTAATTTAACAAGATGATCATCATTTTTAACTGCAACATCTAAATATTCCTTGATTAATGGAACAATGATTGTTGCATCTGATGCATTTTTTATTAATGGCTGTAACTGAGCAATAAGTTGATTAATTTGTCTATCTTTCTTTTTAGAATTATGATAGACATCAGACATCAAATCTGCAAAGGTTGTTCCTTTAAATAATTCATCATTTCTATCCATAACGTAAAATCCTTTAATAATAAATATTAAAACGGCAATTTTACGAAATTAGATTGTTCATATTCTTTAAAGTTATCAACGTAAATTTGTTTGAGTGTTTTAATTACCCGTGTAATATTAGTAGTTTCTAAACCCGTACGTTCTCTAATAAAAATATAAAGAGCTTTTTTATTAAAGTTTTCTATATTTTCTCTAGTCTCAAAAATATGTAAAACTGAATCAGCTACGTGAATATCTGTTGGATTTGTAAAAATATAATTTAAATTATCATAACAATAATTAATATACGCATCCATAAAATATTGCAATGTTTCTCGCATATCATCATTATGTATTTCTATAATGATATTACGTTGTTCATCAACATCTATTTCTAATGCATCAGCTTTTAACTTAGAATATGCCTTTTGATTTTCAGCAATTAAATAATTAAATGAAGTTCTAGTATAATATGAATACGCTTTACCAGCTTCTGGATTAAATTTATTCAATCGTTCTGTTAGATAGGTAACAAGGTCTGTTTGTAAATCAGTAAATGATGAATCAATATATGTTGGTTTAATTTTATTAATTAGATTCTCAGCCATTTTCATGAACGCTGGATAAATAAACCGACGATATATTTTTTCTCGTAACGCCGGCTGTTCTGCAGTTCGATTATATGCAGCAATTGCAAAGTCTGTTACTTTTGTAAAATAAACATTAGATTTTTTCTTCTTCGGCGCCATTAAATTCTTCTTTTAATTCTTCAATTACTTGTTTTAATAAACTAAATGTTGTTCCTGCTTCGTCATCTTTCTCAAAGGCACCTATACGGTCAATTTGTTGCATTGCTTCATATGTTTTAACAATTTGTTCATACATATAACGATTTGTATTTTCTAAATTAGAAATATACCCAATAAACCCATCTACTTCATCTTGTTGATCTGCTAGTACTCCAGCTAAAAACCATGTTCTATATCCTAGATATGTTATACCTGCAGATAATAGTAAAATAATAATACTAAATGCAATCATTTTTTATTCCTGATTAAATGCATTAAAAATATCTGTTAATGTTTTTTCGACATCTGGATTATTTTCTGCAAGATTTTTTAAACCATTACTTTTTGTCATTTTGCTTTTTTCTGCAATTGGTTTAAGTGTAGCATTATCTTTATTTCTCCAACGCTCAAATTCAATTTGTGCAGCCATATGATCACCGTGATGCAAAACAATAGGTAAATTTGTTTTTAATTTAGCTTGTGCTGATCGAGCTATGAAATAAGGTTTATTTGCATCATCATACATTCCATCATGAATCTTAATTGCTTGATATTCAGTCCAAGACATTTTGACATCATATTGTTGAAGCAACCAAATTGATAAATCTGGTACCATAGTAAATGGAATATTTTCGTTGTGTTTATACATCTTATTTTGATTCTTACGATGCCAATCAGATGTTTCAACTTGATAAACTTCATTACCATCGCCCGGAAATCCTACTTTACCTAAATCATGATGCATGGCAGCAAAACGAAGTTCTTCAATAGTATATCCAGACATATCTGCACCCATTTCAGACCAAGATTCATAAAGTTTCTCAGTGCAAGCAATAACTCGAAGTACGTGGTCAACATAGCCTCCGGCAAATGCATTATGAAAATGTGCTATTGAAGATGCTGGCATCAATACCATTCTATCTTCGAAGTCATCATACATTCTATTTAATGCATCTTTACGTGTCGGAAAATAATCATTTACCGCTTGGCGATACGCTTCCCAATTTGATTTAATTTTTTCTGCTTCTAACATAAATCTATTATAAGAAATTATTTACGAATTTCCAAATGTTTGCCTGCAACCAACTTTGAAGTACATTCAAAACAGGTTATTGCAGTTGCATTGTTATCAACTCGTTGACAAATATTATCGCAATATTTACATTGCATTTTCTTGTAACCGCGCGGTACACGACTATTTTTTATATTTTTTCGCTCTTTCATCTCGTAACTTATTCCAATATGATAATATTTTTGGTTTAGAATTTTCCTCAGTAGTTTCTTCTATGTCTTCTTGTACATCTACATATTTTTTGTTTTTTGTTGTTTGAATTGAAAATTCTTTATTTGCTGAAATTAATAATAAAATAGCTAATGGATCAAAAACAATAATTAATGCAATAATCAACCAATTTACAATTATATCCATTTCTGTTCCTAATATTTTAGCAATATATTTTAATGGACCTATTTCAGCTGATACCGTATTTGTAGTTTGCAATTTAGTAATTTGCATTTCTAAAGCAGTAACCGAATCGGATAACATGGATTCTTGTTTTATTATATCATCTAAACGATTTATAGAAAATTGTATTTGTGTTTCATACGATTTTCTATTAGCACTCGATGATGTAGTAATTAAATTGCCATTTTTATCAACGCGCTGCTGTTGATTGGATGATAAGGCTGATGTTAATGTTTGAATATTAGTATTAACTATATTTTTATCAACAATGATATTATTTAATTGTGTTTGATATCTAGATCGTTTAGATTCGATATTTTTAATGGTAGTCTCTAAATTATTTAACTTATATGCCGTATCTTGATATGCTGATACTAAAAAACCATAAATACCTAATGATGTTATGCACATTAAAATAATTACAGAACTAGTTAAATAAAATTTTATTGATTTAGATATAGTATCCCACGCACGATGTAAGTATGATGCTGTTATAAGTTTAGACGCTTCTAAAGTCCCAGCAAGTATCGATACTGCTAAAAATTGTGATGAAAATAATCTACTTAAGCCAAATACACTATAATATGCTGCACTAAATGCTAAACTTAAAGATGTAATTAACAATACATACGGAAAATAACGTTTCATTATCCTCTATCGATATAATAT